AGACCCAACTGTTAGCGGCGTAAGCGCGCAGGTAGGAAATAACTTCATCTGCGCTAGGAATCCCACCGCCACGGTAATCCGTCTGGTTCTTGTAAGCATCAATAAGCGCCGAAGTCGTTCGGGCGTATTGCTGCTGCATAATGCTGTAGATCAGCGCCGAAAGGTCTGAGCCTCCCGTCTGTCGAGCGAATCGTCCTCTGCGTGCCATTACTGTCCTCCGGCTTCTTCAGGTGGTGTCATAGAAACGCCTGCAACGGCATTTTCAGGCAACATCTCTGCTGGTGGGTTAGCAAACTGCTCTGGAGACTGCATAGCCTCCATACCGTTTGGCTGTGGGTTTTGCGTCATCATTGCTGACTGGGCTTGCCCCTGAGCATCAGGCGTTCCTGGCTGCTGGGGAAGGGCAATGCCCAACTGGCGGAAGACTGAAATCAGGTTGCCCATCGTCATGACAGAAGCAGGGTTGAGGGTTGCATCAGTCTGCTCTTCGCGGATGATGTCCTTCTCGCCCTCTGGGTCTTCAACGCCAACGCGATCCATTGCGCGCTCAGCAGACCACACACGATTCTGAACAAGGTTGATAGCCGTCTGGGCCAACTCAAGCGTGTCTCGTGGCGTGAGTTCAGGTGGGGTAATCTCAATGCGGTACTCGCCGCCAAAGATGAACTCAACGTCTGAGTCCTTGGATGACCATAGTTTACCAGTCATTTCCCAAACCTGCTTAATCCACGCATAGAGCAACTTACGCTTTGGCGAAAGTCGTGCTTCGTAGTTAGCAACAAGGGAGGCAATAGCGCGAGACGAGCCTAGGACGCTGGTTGGGGCAAGCCCAAGCAGGAGGTCATTGAGGCCAGTTACTACGGCAATCTCTCGGTCAATGCGTCGGTTAAAATCTTCCAACTGGAATTCTGGGATAAACGGGCTAATTACTCGGATCTCGTTGCCCGGTCCTGGTGTAGCAATTCGGTTTGGCTTTGGCATAGCATTTGGTGGTACTTCGTCTGGGGCTTCAGCACCAACGAGTTGCCACATCTGGCCGCCAACGGTCGAGGCAATCATCTGCGCCTGCGCGGTAATGCGCTCATCTTTCTCGCGGAGCAACTGCTCAACGTCGTAGAGTTCTGGCTTGCCGTATGGGCTGCCAGGGATCTTGGAGTTGATAAGCGGCAAGTATGGGAGCACGCCGCCATATTCTGGGTGCTCTGAGTTCTTGACCATCGTGTTGCCTACAAAGATGGCGTTGCAAACCAAAGGCGGGTTGCCCGGCGTGGTTGGCTTCTTGTACCAGTAGTCAAATACCTCAACCTGCTGCAACTCGTACTGTGAACGGTTGCGCTGTGGGTTCTTTTCTAGGTTGGTTCGGTAGATGCTTGCAAGCGGGTCGTCATGAGTTGTGCTTGCGGTGTACATGTAGCTGGACGCACCGTTGTGGACGGGGATTACGTCAATGCCAAACTCTTCCTTGGCAGCCTGAGGCGACAGCCCGTAGACGTAAACCGACCAGTCAATGCGTCGGAAGTCCGAAGACCCGTACCCAAGGTACAGGTTCTCTGGCTGCTCAACAATGCTAAAGCGTGGGATTTCTGTTACTGGATCCCAATAGACTTTGGCTGCGGTATGCCCGTATAGAGCCTTGAGCATGCAGGCATCTTCTAGGAGTAGGTCAAAGTCATTTTCTTCCCACCAACGGAAGAAGAGCCGCTCACGCTCGGCTGCGAGCATGCGCGACTCCTTGTCTGAGTTAGATGGCACGTAGTTGATAACTGGTCGAACAGCCTGTAGCGACGCGGGAATATTTACGTAGGATGCGTGGACGTTCACGCTGATGTGCGCGCGACCAGCAAGGCGTGCGCTTGGGTCTTCTGGCCAGTGGTCAGCGCCGCCCAGCGTCATCGCTGTTGGGTGGTACAAGTTGTCAAATCGGCGGAAGAGCGAGCGTAGGCGTGCCTGCTCTGACTCCATGTCATTGCGGCGGGCAATCATCTCGCGGAAGCGGACGAACTCTTCGCTTTGCTCTGGGTCAACTTCTAGCAAGCGCTGCTTGGTCTGGAGCATTTGCAGCGCAACTCGATAGGACTCTGGAAGATCGTCAGCATTGAGACCAACCGTAGGGTTGATGGAAACGCCAACATTGCCCATGACAAGGTTGCGGAAACTGACACCGGTCTTGATTGCGCTTGTGCCACGGACGCGGCGGTTGCGCGACCTGCGCATTGACCCTGGTGCGTTAGTCGCATCAGTGTCTACGCCGTCAAGTTGGGTAACAAGTGGGGCATCGCCAGAAATGGTAGAAAAGAGTTGCTGCCCGCGACCCATCTGCTTGGCGCGAGTATTAGCCTTGCCAATGGAAGCAATCTGGTCTGTCGTCGCAATATCTGGGTCAGTGGTGTACTGCCCTGGGATTGCTCGCGTTCCTTGGAACGCTCGTGGAATCTTTCGTACTTTGTCAGCCATCAGTCACTCGCTCCATAATACGAGAAGTCTGGGTTTTCTACCGGCTTCTCTGGGTTTCTGGTTGCGTGTCGCACCGCGATTGCGAGCGCCATTACCGCATCCGTTTCAAGTTTCCTATCATCAAGTTTGTACCCAAGCAACTGCTTGCGTAGTTCCATCCACACGCCACGGCGTGGGAACTCCAACTGTTCTTTGTCAATAGCGGCCTTTAGGTCAGTTAGTAGTACGACCTTCTTTGCCTTTGTTCCACCGAAGTCTACGCCGCGAAGTGGGCGGATTACGCTAAACTCCTGCTGGAACATACGACCACCAAGACCCGTAGAATCTACGATGGTGGTGCAGAATGATTTGTTATCGCTGTACAGTAGGTGGTTTTCCCTCACCATGTTGACAATACTAGGGATTGTTTGTTTTCCAGCTCTTCGTCTGGCTCGGACTCCGCGAAGGCAATTGCGATCCGTGTAGTCAAGTACGACAGACCATGTCGAGTCGGCAGAAATACCGGGGTCGACTCCTTGCGCATACCGTCGTCCGACAAGTGGCGCAGCGTCATCGGCAAGATCAATTTTGAAACATCGGTCCACCGATTGTGACGAGAAGAATGACTCTCTAGCTTCAATGAACTCTCCATCAATGTTCTGCGGGATGAGGTATTCATCCTGCTGCCTTAGGATTGCTTCAAAGGTGTCCCCTGAAAGTCCGTACCCAACATTGTCTCTGGTTGATAGTCTAAAACTAATGAACTGCGGATCTTTCATCGGGTTGTCGGGATTGCCTCGATCCCAAAGATCTGCGTAGAAGTTGTGACCCTCTGTTGGGGTTCCGATAAAGTGCAACGGCCCGCCCGTTGAAAGTCTTCGTAAGTTTAGCACCTCTTGATAGATTAGGTCAAGATATGGCTCAAACGCTGCTTCGTCAAACGAAATCCCGTTCATGTCTTTGCCGAGCAAAGCCTTGGCTTTATCCTGCGTAGTTCGGAAATGGATACTTGCCCCGCCGAATGATGGATGAATTTTGATCCAAGGATACTCGCCACGGAATTTCTTGTCATAGGTGGCAACTTTGCCAATCTCGTCCCTAATCGGGCATCCCTTGCCTTTTTGGGCTGGGTGGATACCCTCCAGCATCATACTCAGTTCCCGATAAACGAGTTCCGCAGTCTCTTGCTGGATTCCAATGTGATACCAGTCATATGGGGCTTCAGCCCAAACTTTTGCTGTGTCCAATGTCCCGGAGGCGGTTCGCACGCCCAGTTTGTAAAAGGCGTGATGAAAACAGAGAACCGCCATCGCCAACGTTTTCCCGGCACGGTTACCAGCGGATACAACTGTTGTGAGGTATCGTGGCCGCCAGCCTGACTCGTCACGCTCAGTGCAGGCTTTCCACCATCTAACCTGCCCTGGGTTACCTTTGATGCCCAGCCAACGGTCAGCAAAGAACTCGATGTCAGTGCGACCGAGAGCCAGATCACGTGCAACGGACCCTTGGGAGAGATCAAGCTTCAACCCTTACTTTTCAGACGACCACTGATTGCCTTTGCCTTAGACTTCGCATCAGACTTGCTAGAAGCCCCCCATGCCCGAAGTGAAAGCAGCAACCGAGTCGGTCTGCCTTTCTCGTCTTTCTCTGGACCGGGCATATTCCCCATTCGGGCTAGAAATGAAGCCCGTCGTGGATTATCCCCGCTTTTTACTGGAGCGCGCAGCGTGCCGCCAGTCTGCGCCTTGTACGACGCTCGACCCTTGGCGTTTAATCCGCCTTTAGGGTTCTTGCCCTCTTTGCGCGTCCATGCTGCCGTCTTTGGCATTACTTCTTCTTCTTTGCCGTCTTGGCAGAATACTTAAAATCCTTTGCAGTAGGAGCGCCCTTGCTTCCGGGCTTACGCATTTTCTCGCCAGAGCCAGCAGCAATGCGCTTCTTCTTGGCGTTGATGTTTGCGTACAAGCCCTTCTCGGCTTTCTCTGCCGCAGCCTTACCAGCCTTCGTGTACGGGAACTTCTTCCCACCGACCATTGGCATTATCGGATCTTCTTTCTCAGAATTCCGCCCTCACCGCCGCCGCCGCCACCAGTGCGGAACTCTGATCGAGAACCGCCGCGACCCACCCCAGTTCCACCACGCAGTACTGACATTGCATTTGCTGCGCGTGTTCTTGCTTGCGTTTCTAGCCTTGAATAGTTAGGAATTGGGCGGCCATCAATTGGGCTGATTTTGTTCTGTCGTACCTGACGAACCAATGGGATGCGACCCTTTGTGCTAGTTGTCTTTGCCCCAGCCATGCGAGCACCCGCTGCGCGACCGCCTTCATATGCCTTTTCAAGAGCCTTGCCAACCTGACCAACGCTGCCAGGATACTGGCGGTTCTTGGATGGGTTGCTTG